TGATACTCTGATTGTTTTTTCTTTTCTTTCATCAGACGGCAAGTGCTGCATTTTCTCTTCCTGCTGCATTTCACGCAGTTTCTTTTGTGTTTCCCGGTCAATAGCTGCCTGCTCTTCGTTGTACCGCTCTTCGTCCGTTTTCTGGGCTTCTCTGCGGTTTTCGTAGGCGTTGCAGTTTGTCACGGTTGCTGTCTTGTCGTGGCACTCTTCATAGTGCGTACAGCTGTAACAAAGTGAAGTCATGCTTTCTGGCTGTGGGTCAACATATTCTGGCTGCTGCTCTGCGGCTTCTCCTGCTCCCTCTGCTGCTGTTTCTTCCTGCTGGTCGTCTGTTTCACCATCTGTGGCGCTTTCCTGCGTCTGTGGTTCTTCTGGCTGCTCCTGCAACTGGTTTATGTCCATCTGTCCCGGTATCTGCTGCGCCGCTTCATAGTTCTTTTTCAACTGCTTAATGTCTGATAATGTCAGCACTTCATTTTCCCGGAATACTTCTGCTGCCTGCTTCTGGTAATCTTCCGGCAGCCCGGACGCTTCATAAACGACAGATACAACAATTCTGTTTGCCTTAAATTCTGCCATCAGCTCTGGAATGATATTGTTATAGATTGCTTTATATCTTCCAACCTGTGCCGGGGACGTTTCTATAATTTCTGCCAGCAAATCACGGGTTCTGCCCGGAATGTTCATGCTTTCTTTTAATTCCAGCACCAGTTTTTCTGTTTCCAGTGCTTCTGTCATACGCTCCCAGTCTGTCTTTTCACGGAAACGGTTTGCCATAATCAGTGCCAGTCTGTCCAGTATGGCGTTTTTCTTTGGCTTGATTAAGATTGGAACCCGTCTGAAACGCTCTTTCCCCTCGTCTACCAGCTGCATGACTGCCAGCCGTCTTCTGTGTCCTGCAATGATACGGCGTTTGCCGTCTTCCTCTTCATCAGTTACCAGAAGCGGTTGCAACACTCCTAAAAGTTCAATGGACTGTTTCAAGTCCTGCACGTCCTCCACGCTGTAAAAGTTACCCTTTGATGGTATAAGGTCGTAAATGTCAGCGGTGCTGCTCACGCCCTCTTCGGACGTGACAACCTCTGCACCTGCTGCCGCCTGCTGCTGTTCTGTTTTCTGCTGCTCCCCAGCTTCCTTTGACCGCTGGTTTAATAACTCTGTCAAGTTGAATTTCTTTGCTGCTCCTGCCATTGTCTTTCCCTCCTAACGTGTCCGAATTGGTCACATTCTCAACCATTCTTCCACCAGTGCTTTATAGTCGGCACTTGCGCCGCAGCGTGGGGAATATAAAATGATTGGCAATCTTTCAAATGTGCTTGGTTTCATTTTCGGTGTCTTTCTGATATGCGTATCAAAAACCGGATATTCAAGCGTTTTCAAGAACTCTTCGCCCTGTGTGTCTGCTTCATTGGTTCTGTCGTACTGTGTGACAAAGCAGCCGCAGAAGCGCAACTGTGGATTCAAATCCTCACGGGTGTTGTCAATCTGTTCTTTCAGTTCTGCCAGCCCGTCTATTGCAAAATCATCAATGGTGATAGGCACCATCACATCATCAGAAGCCACCAGCGCATTTATGGTTGAAATGTTAATGTCTGGGGCGTTGTCAATAATGCAGTAGTCATATTCATTCTGCAAGCCGTCAAGAAACTTCTTGAAGCGTGTCTGCTGTGGTCTGGACTGGTCCAGCATGACTTCAAGATTTGCTGTAAGCAAATTCATGTTTGCTGTGATAATGTCCAACCCCTCAAAGTCCGTGTGCTGGATAACCTCTGCCGGGTCAATGCCCCGCTGTGTCATTACTTCTGCCGTTCCCTTGTGGTCATAGCTGTGGCGGTTCATAATCTTGCTTGCGTTGCCCTGCTTGTCGTTGTCAATCAGCAGGACTTTGAAGCCTTTTACTGCTGCCAGAATATGTGCCATGTTTACGCTGGAAATGGTCTTTGCCACTCCCCCTTTGAGATTGATAATTGATAATGTTTTCATGTGGTATTCCTCCTTGTATCTGGTATGAATTTATAGTTGCTTCCCAGTAATGCACGGGGCGGGACTTGAACCCGCACCCGGCAGCTTCGGTGGCTGCTGCGCTATCCATTGCGCCACCCGTGCTTGTATGCTTATTGGTACTGCATACATAAAAGCCCTTTTATTGCTGTTGGCATATCGTATGGCACCATGTTTTCTTTGTTGCACTGGTCGAACATTGCGTTAATTCCTGCAAGCTGCCATTCTTCAACGTCGTTCTTTTCATCTCTCAAAAATTCTGCCGCTTCTCTTGCTTCTTTCATGCAGCTTTTCATAACTCTTGCATTGTTCTCTGCTGTGCTTATCATCACCACCAGTTTCCCGGCTTCTTTTGCTTTTTCAAATGTTTCTTTTTCTTTCTCTCCTCTTTCTTCCTCTTTCAGCATTTCGCCCATGAACCAATATGCAAGGTTCTTTGTTCTTTTGATTGCTTTTTCTCTGTTCTCTGTCATGTTCGTTACCTCCGTTTGCTTTACTTCTTTAACTGTCTTTATTATATACTTACGGAAGTATAAAGTCTATTGACATTCTGCACAATCTTACGGAAGTATATTTGTATATTTTGTATACTTCCGTAAGTATTTGTTATTATCTGCCACGGCGTTTCAGTTCGTCTGCAAATTCTCTGACCGGAACTTTCACGGTCAACGGTTCATACTTCCCGCAGCCGTCCAGTTCATACAAGAACTGTGTTTCACCTTTTTTCAGATAGTGAAGCGTCGCAATGTCTGTAACCTTATGCAGTGCAACTGCTGCCGTTGTAATCACCGTGCAGCCCTGTGGCAAATAAAGCGCTTCTTTCGTTTCTCCGTCCTTTGTTGCCTTGATTGCTACTGTGTCCCCAATTTCTAACGGACACACCGCCTTGAAAAATTCTGCTTTCATTCCTCTTTGTCCTCCTGTTCGTGTTTCTCTCTGTTCTGTCTTCTTACCTCCCAGCCAACTTCTCTGACCACTACAAAGACCAGATATAAAATACCCAGCCCCACGCAGACCGCAAAGAATGTTACCAGTGCTTTTACAACCTCAATCAGAAATGCAATCATTGTTCTTTCCCTCCCTCATTTTCTGTTTTGCCCAGCCAATAGCCCGGCTGCTTGCGTTTATCTGGTGCAGCTGGCGCACTCTTATGTTGTTTGTCTTTTCTTCCGTTTCTGCCTGCTTCCGTTTCTGCCAGTTTATTAGCCAGCTGTCGGCGGTATAGTAATTCTTTCCCGCTGTAATACTTCCGCTTCTTTTTCGCCATCTTTATTCCTCCTAAAAGTATTTGCGCTGGTATCTGCTGCCCTTGCTCGCCTGTTTGCGTCGCTGGCGCTGTTTTCTTCTCTTCTGGTACTTGGCGTCTTCTGCTGCTGTCACCTGCCTTTTGACTGCTTCGTGGTCTATGTTGTCCACCTCTTCTTTCAGGACTTCCAGCACTTCAACTTCACTGTCCTTGAAAGTGAATGTCATACCGGGGTCATACTCTCCGCTTGTCCAGTCTTTCTGGAACTTCTCAAAATTATCTCTGTATCTATACGGCGCCTGCGGGTGGTACTGTTCGGCTTCATATATGCCCAGCATAACTTCTTTGTCGTCCTTGTCGTCCCAGTTGTAAAGGTGCCAGCTTTCGTGGTTGTCCCAGTTCCACTTTGACAAATACAACACTATTCCGTCAAAGTAGTTGCCCTCACGCACCATGCCTTTCATTTGCTTGCATGTGAAGCCCTGCCCCTTTAATTCCTCTTTGATTTTCTCATAGTCCCTGCCGCCAGTATGTAACTTTGCTCTTACGATTAACGGCAAATACTGTTGCTGTTTATCTTCTTTTCTTGCCATTGCTTGTCCTTTCCAGTCTGTCTGCAATCCTCAATATGCTTTCCATTGACTTTCTAATGTTTGTGTCTGTGCCCTCTGTGATTTTCAGCACGTCTGCTATGTCCCGCAGTTCTTGTGCCATTTCTTCTGTTTCCCCGGTCACAATGTCGTATTTATTGCGGCAGGCGGTGCAGACCTGCGAACCCTCCGGGATAACTTCACCGCATATCAAGCAGCGGTCAACGTTGTTCATTCTTCCCAGCTTTCGTATTTCTTCACACGCCTTGTCAAGTTCTGCACCTGCTCAACAAGGTTTGCAACCTCATGTGGTGACAATCCGGTTTGTTCATAGTCATACAGCTTCTTTGCGGCTTGATTGACTGTGACGTGTGGTTTTAATATGGCTTTCTGCCCGTTCTGGCTGTATTCCGTCAGCGTCGTTCTCTTCTGCCGCTTCTGTGGCTTCTGGGGCTGTCTGAACGCCCCTGCACGCTTCATGGTGCTGTAATATGGCACTGTCTGTTTCAATGTATGGTCCATTGCTCCCATTTACTCTTCCACCTTTCTTCCTGTCTGCTCTATAACTCCCAGATAACCCGCTATTGTGTCCATTGCTTCTTCTGCCGTCCAGCAAACCGCCGTTTCATAGTCCTGCTGCCGCAGCTGTTCCAGCCACCAGTCCTGCTTGTCTGTTGTTTTGTTCTTTCCCCACTTCATTTCAACATAAAGCCCGTGTTTTCCGTTTCTGGCTACTGGCAAGCATAAGTCCGGCACGCCTGCTTTTACTCCCTGCCGTTTAAGGTTCGCCGCTTCAAGCTGGTTCCTGCTACCGCCGTTTGGTATGTGGTGCAGCAATTCCAATTCCGGGAAGTCCTTTGCATAGAACGTCGCCCAGTTTATAACTCTTTCCTGCTCTGTGGCTTCACTGCGCTTTCTGTAATATGTTCTACTCATTGGCGTTTGCCCTTTCGTCAAGGTGTGTTGCCATCATGTCTGCAATGTGAAGCATGGCTGCAAGCCTGCTGCCTGCAAAAGCATTGTTCATGTCATAGCTGCCGCCCTTTACTGCGCTATCAAAAGCGCCCATGTGCCATCTGATAGCCAGCATTTCTTCTTCCGTAAGCTGCATATATCGCATAATCTGTATAATTGACTTTTCACCGTGTCCCAGCGGCAGGCTGTTTGTATATCCGTATACCTCAACTTCTTTCCAGCTGCCGTCTTTCTGTTTCTGGTTCTTCTTCTCTACCTTGTAGGCGTCCACCTTGCAAACATCATGCAGAAGCGCTGCAACTGCGATTGTGTCCACTGTGTATTCCGGGTACGTTCTGCCCTGTCTTTTGTCCTCTTCGTCTGCCAGCCGAACCAATCTGCGGTATACGTGGTTTGTATGTTCTACCAGACCGCCTGCGTATGCGCCGTGGTACTTTGTACTTGCCGGGGCTGTGAAAAATCCCGCTTCTTCCAGCCACGCAAGCAGCTTATCTGCTCCCGGTCTGTTTATGTATGAAAAGTAATTCTTGAACTTCTCAACCTCTGCCATTCTCTGTGCTTCATTCATTGTCTTGTCCTCCTGTGGTTTCTTCCCGGCTGTCCACCAGATATATTTTGCCGTCCTGCTCATACAGCATGACTTTTCCTTTCAGTGCCGCCAGTGTCATTTCTGCTTTCATTCCATCTGATACGCCGTACTTGTCGCCAA